TTTAAAAATGGATGGAATTTCAGGTATAAAAATTTACAATGAGATAATTCTCTCAACAACTTTTTTACCTGATAATTATGCTAATAATTTAAGTTTTATTGTTACTGGAGTAGATCATTCTTTAAAAAATGAAGATTGGGAAACTACTTTAAAACTAACTCTCATCCCATCTCCAAAATCTTCGTACAATATTCCAATGAAAAGGAGTTTTGTTAAAATGGGAAATGTTTCAAGTGGAGGAAGTGGAGTTGTTATAACATACAACGGTTCAGTTTCACCTGCTGAAGAGGATAAAATTGTTATGTTTATGGATGCTATGATGAC